CCCACAATAAGTTAGAAAGGCGGTGATAACCTCTTGCCTCGACGGCGTTAGCCAGAGAGGAATAAGACGCCAATGTAGTTGCATCAGTGGCATTACCACTCCACGGTTTACGACAACGGTAAGGTGTGACGTCGACGCCCCGAAAGGCATCAACGCCACAACTTTCCCTAAATTGTCCCGTGGCACAAGATTTGTTCGGGTTGACCTTGAGGCCGACCCTCTCTAGAGCTTGAGTTGCTAGCTGGGCATACTTCGTGGGGACAATTATGTCATCCCCGTAGACGTAAACTTCAGCTGCCACCTCTCGCAGTCCGCGGAAACGCTTTCGCATTATCGCAGCGACAATAATCACCCAAAATATATACGCCTCCACCGGAAAGCATAAAGCACTTCCCATTGGGGCATATTTCTTTAAGGTTATTTTCCTGCCATCCGGTAGGAGAGTCGCTGTCGTTCGTAGGGCTATCAATGCTTTCAATAGAGTCGGGCAGTTTTTGAAAACCCGTTCTACTAAAGCTAATGAAACCCTGTCCGAGGCGTCCTTCAGATCTAGAGTCGCAAATTGACCATCCATCGAAGATGAAAGAGCCAACTCTTGGTTCTTGACCTGAGATGTAAAGTTCACCTGTCCACCTGTGAGGGAGTTCCCCTCGAGGTATGAAGTGAGTTTCCTGCCCAAACCCTGCTGGAGCCACATATATTCCAGTGGCTCCATAGAAATTAAGCGTGGTCCTCGTGAATCTTTCGGCACTAATACAACCTTTGCTTCGCCGGCTTGCCGACGGCACATAGATTTGTACCAAGCCAATCGATCGATTAACTCCGATCCTTTGCCCACCATAAAATAGGTGTAATAGGGATACTCCTGGTGTAAATTGTCGTAGAGAGTGTTGAAAATCCACTTCTCTTCTCCTTTCTGACCAGAAGCGACTGCGCCCGGTCCATGTTTGGGTATAATGTCCTTGGGGTCGAACCCCAAAAACAACTCTTCAGTGATATTCCTAGCAATAGGGATGTCCGGATTGCCGGTGAGATCAAGGGAGGATAAGTCCTCCTCAGTACTAACGAAACTATCAAGTATAACCTGATTTTCCTCATTAGTAAAAGGAAGCTCTAGCTTATACACAAATTGGCAGACGGTTCTGACGTGCTGGATAGCACTACAAGAAGCGTCGGACCTTAGGGATCCATCCTCGTGGAAAATTAACTTAAAGTAAGCTCCAAACATAAGGGGCAACTTACTCTCCTTGGCGGTTTTGAATTGCCAAGGGCAGCAGAAGTTATCTACCGCGAGTAACCCCTGAACAAGGGCCTTATCTAATAAGGG